TTAAAACATCTCAACACAACTTAATCAAAAACGATTAAAACATTCAAGCTTTCAAATCTTTAAGCAATCTTACAGCAATCTTACAATTTTCAAGCAAATTACAAGCAATCTTACTTTCTGTCTTGCATTTTACTTATTTCTACTTTTACTCTGTAATTGTCTTAAATTCTCATTCTAAAAGAAATCCAAAAATATTTTCTATTTCTTTCCAATGGCAATGTGTTTTGAAATGCCCGTTGACATGCCCGTGATCCAGTTCGGATCACTACAATATGAAGTGGAGATCCTCACTGAGGTCTTCCCCCAAGATGCTAATTCCTTGGGCTCAATTGAAGTTACTCCTGTGACAACTTCCGTGGTGCAAGCTCCTGCTGCACCTATTGGTGGATCGTCGACCCAGTCTGAGGAGGTTGACTACACTGAGTCAACTTTCCTGGCTTTCTCTAAGCTAGAGAAGGACCTGGCTCCCATGTTCCAAGCCCGAAGTCTGAGTAGGGTGCGTAAGCAGCGCAACGGTACATGCTACTACAAGCGCAAAAGTCCCATGGCCATCCAGCGCCATCAGAAGAGGCAAGCTCGACTTGCAAAGGAGAAGGATGAGTTTCTTAACTCACCTCCTAGTGTAATTAGTAAGATAACTATAGCTGGAGGACCAGCTCCCTCCGCGCAACTAGAAACGCCAGCGGTCAAATGGCCGTTGCATAAGACACCTTCACGCAGAGTGAGGGTTGTCCACAGACCAGTCTCTCTGTCTGATAGAGAGTTTGGTTCGTTTCTGGCTCAGCTGAAAGGTATTATGAGTCAGAAGAATATGGCTTTTGAGCTCATCGATAGGAAGCCAGTGCGTGGCAAGTACAGGCGTGCTTGCACAAATCCAGAAGTCATTATGGAATTGCCACATATGCACGGTGTCAAACGGCAGCGTGAGCTCAAATTCACTGAATGGCAGTCCCAACTAGTTCTAACTCTTGCTAAGTACGGTTCTTGGGAGAGTAGGAGACACACATCTTACTTCAAGAAAGGTGATAGCGGACTGGTTATCAATGAACCAATGTTAACTGGTCCACGAGGAATGTCAGTTAAGGGTTTATTTGTGATCAGGGGAGCGCATGAAGGGAAGCTCTACAATGCACTCACTAGGGTGACAAGCAGTGTTCTCCACACAATGACCCATTATTCGGAGGCAGAGACCTTTTGGAAAGGCTACAACAAAGAATGGATCAACTTGAAGGCGCAAACTGATCATGAATGCGTCAGGCACTACTCTGTTGAAGAATGTGGTCAAGTGGCTTCTATAATGACTCAGGCATTATTTCCATGTGGGAAGATTACATGCTTAAAATGCTCTGAAAAGGTCTTCATGTCTTCACAGGATGAACTGCTAGAAAGTCTGAGAATTAATGCTGATCTAGCGGAGAAAAGACTTATGCAGTCGGATTTGAATTTCCCTCATGTGCAGTGCATACTGCAGACAGTTGCTCAAGCTTCTACAACAGCTAATGATGACCAGAAAATATTTGATACAGTTTTCAGGATGGTGGGGGATAAGCAACAAGGCCCGTTTAAGCAGCTGAATGAGTTAAACCAATTCTTTGGAAGGGGAACATACAATGATAAAGCTGCTTGGACGAGAGCTAGGAATTCACTACTCGAGTTAGCACAGTTCCAAAAGAACAGAACAGACAATATCAAGAAAGGTGATTTGAACTCTTTCAGGAACAAACTTTCTGGAAAGGCAAATTACAACTTAAGTTTGTCTTGTGATAATCAACTGGATGCTAATGCGAATTTCAGATGGGGTCAACGAGAGTATCATGCTAAGAGATTTTTCTCTAATTTCTTTGAGAAAATTGATCCCACAAAAGGCTATAATAATTATATCATCAGAAGAAATCCGGCTGGTGCTAGGAAATTGGCAATTGGCAATCTAATAGTGCCACTAGACTTGGCTGAATTTAGGGCAAGGATGAAAGGTGAGTTTGTGCGACAACCAGGTATTTCTCGTAAGTGTGTCAGTACCAAGGACGGCAACTTCATATACCCATGTTGTTGTACAACAAATGAGGACGGAAGCCCAATAGAATCTGGTCTCTATGCCCCAACAATGAATCATATGGTTATCGGAAATAGCAGCGAATCGAAATTCGTAGACTTACCAAAAGGGGAAACTGATGATTTGTACATAGCAAAAGATGGTTATTGCTACATAAACATCTTTTTGGCTATGTTGGTGAATATAAGGGAATCCCAAGCCAAGGACTTCACTAAGAAGGTTCGTGACTTGTGCGTACCAAAGCTTGGAGAATGGCCAACAGTGATAGATTTGGCCACAACATGTGCACAACTAAAAATTTTCTACCCAGATGTGCACAGTGCAGAATTGCCAAGAATACTAGTGGATCATGTAACACAAACCTGTCATGTAGTTGATTCTTATGGATCTCTAACTACAGGTTACCATGTGCTAAAAGCTTCAACAGTAGCACAGTTCGTTCTATTGGCGAGTGATGAGTTGGATTCCGATATCAAACATTATCGAGTTGGTGGAAAGAAGCCCTTTGGAAGAGCCCCAGATTTGAGTACTCTAGAATCGGATCTTGAAGTCAGAACTGGTGAGAAGTCTCCGCTGGAGGTGTCTTCGTGGAATGCCATTAAACTCTTGATAAAAGGCATATACAGGGACGAGGTGATGAAACAAATCCTCCTGGAAGAGCCTTATCTACTGGTCGTTGGTGCTGTATCTCCAGGCGTTCTGATGGCAATGTTTAATAGTGGAGTATTTGAAAAAGCCATGAGAACTTGGATTTCACACGACCAATCACTGGTTGTCATAGCCACTTACATGTCCATGTTGGCAAGGAAGGTTTCGGTTGCTGACTCACTCATGCAGCAGCATCAAATAATTCAGGAGGCGGCTGGGCCTCTGATGGAGATAATGGTCAATGGAGTGAAGACCCAATTCTCATACTATACGGGTCTCACCACACTTCAAGTTTTGTCCCTTAGAGGTGGAGCTGACAAAGAGTTAATACTTGGAGGCTATGTCAGCAATGAAGCGTCAGTTCTAAAGGTGATGGAAAAAAGTTATCTCGCAATCTTAGAAGAAGAGTGGTCCGCATTGAGTTGGCTTGGAAAATTGCGAGCAGCTTACTCCTCATACAAGCAACAGAAAAGTATTGTAAAGCCTTTGCACCCAACCGTGTTAGCAGATTTCGAAGGTCGTTACAATATCTCACCACGTGTGCTTGTCACAAACGCTTCTGAAGTGAGCAAGAAAGCTATATGCACTGGGTATAGTAGAGTTACTGGTTTTGTACATAATAGAGTTGTAAATACAGCTTCGTACTTTATTAATGTTATAATTAGAAAACTACCTAAATTAAATACAGTGTTTAACACTCTATTTGTATTTAGTGCTTTCTTTAACTTATTTAGTATCTTATATTCTATTAGCTCAGATATTAGGAGAGATAGAGATAGAATAGCTAATATGGAATTTAACATGAAGGAAGCACAGTGTGATGATCTCTACAGGGCGTTAGAAGTTAAACTAGGGAGAAGGCCTGATTTGGATGAATTTGTCAGCTACGTGAAAGGAATTTCACAAGAGTTGGGCGAGTTTGCTGACATGGTATATCAACCACTGGAAGAGGAAGTGCACCATCAGAAGGTCACTGAAGGCACCAAGAAAATTGAACAGATTGTAGCTTTTATGACGCTGGTGATGATGATGTTCGATGCTGAACGGAGTGATTGTGTGTTCAAAACATTGAACAAGCTCAAGAGTACCATTTCCACAATGGATTATGAGGTGCGCCATCAAAGCTTGGATGAAATCGCTGACACTCTGGATGATAAGAAGCTGACAATTGACTTCGAGCTGTCTGATGATATTTTGGATAAACATGGAATTCCAATGACCACATTTGGAGATTGGTGGATTAATCAGATTGAAAGAGGTCATTTAACTCCCCACTATCGCACTGAAGGCAAGTTTATGGAGTTCACAAGAGACACAGCACTCCAAGTGGCCAATGATATCATCCATAGTAATGAGTCTGACTTTCTCATCCGAGGGGCCGTAGGTTCTGGAAAATCGACAGGCCTACCATTTAACATCAGTAGAAAGGGCACTGTCTTGCTAATAGAACCAACCAGGCCACTGGCGGAGAATGTCTTTAAGCAACTTGGTGGTGCTCCTTTCTTTGCCAAGCCCACTTTGAGAATGCGAGGTGTTAGCCACTTTGGCTCATCTCCAATCACAGTCATGACTAGTGGTTATGCATTGCACTATTTTGCCAATAATATAAAGCAGCTGCATTGTATTGATTTTGTTATCATAGATGAATGTCATGTACTGGATGCGTCTGCCATGGCCTTCAGATGCTTGATCAAAGAATACCACACAAGGTGCAAAGTGTTAAAAGTGTCTGCGACACCGCCTGGTCGTGAAGTAGAGTTCAAGACACAATTCCCAGTGGATCTCAGGGTAGAGGAATCCCTTAGTTTTAGAGATTTTGTTAGTGCTTTAGGAACTGGAGCTAATTCCGATGTCTTAACGTGTGGTGTGAATATATTAGTTTATGTAGCTAGTTATAGTGAAGTAGACAGTTTGTCTAAATTACTAATTGAGAAAAAGTTTTTAGTTAGCAAAGTAGATGGTAGAACTATGAAGCATGGTGATGTCGAAATTGCGACAAAAGGAACCAAGACAACACCACACTTCGTTGTTGCAACTAACATTATTGAAAATGGAGTCACATTAGATATTGATGTAGTTGTAGATTTTGGTAGAAAAGTGCAGCCAGTCTTAGATACGGATAATCGTAGTGTAGCTTATAATAAAGTTAGTGTTAGCTATGGAGAGAGAATCCAACGTTTGGGTCGCGTTGGACGAATTAAGCCTGGAACAGCTCTCAGGATTGGACACACTGAAAAAGGCCTAGTGGAAGTTCCAGCAATGATTGCAACCGAAGCAGCTCTATACTGTTTTGCATACAATCTCCCAGTGATGAGCGGAGGGGTTTCTACTAATCTTGTACACAATTGTACAATTCCTCAAGTCAAGACTATGCACTGTTTTGAATTAAGCCCCTTTTACACAGTAAATGTCGTGGCTTTTGATGGAACCATGCATCCAGAGATCCATAGGCTATTAAAGCAATATAAGCTCAGAGATTCGGAAATTCCACTGAGGGAACAGTCTATACCATACAAAGCTTCGGCAAGTTGGTTATCAGTGAGGGACTATGAGCGAATTGGGGTCCGTCTAGCTTTAGCCCCTGAAGTAAAAGTTGCATTCCATATTGGGTCCATCCCAGATACTCTGCATGAAAAGGTATGGGAGGCGACTCAACTGTTCAAGGGTTGCACACAATTTCCATCTATCAGGAGTTCTTCGATTTGTAAGATTGCGTATACATTGCGCACCGATGTTGAAGCCATTCCTAGAACTTTGGCCATTTTGGATAAGTTGATTGAAGATGAGAGAGCCAAACAATGCCAATTCAGGAGCATAATTGATGGAAACTGTTCTGGATATTTCTCATTGTTACAGATAACAAATACTCTGCGAGCTAAGTATGCAAAGGATCATACTAGCGAGAACATCCAGAAGCTTGAATCAGCAAGGACTCAACTTAAAGAGTTTCAGAACCTTGGAACTTGTGTGCAAGATTTGAATGTCTTGAAGCAGTACGAGGCACTCCAGTATGTTCACCACCAGTCGAAAAATGAAATGTCAAAGGGTTTGGAGCTTAAGGGAAAATGGAATAAATCTCTGATTGCTCGTGATGGAATCATCGTGACAAGTGTCATAGTTGGAGGGGTGTGGATGCTATACTCTTGGTTCACCAATTCAGTTAATGAAGTCCGACATCAAGGCTTAAACGGAAAGAAGAGAGTCAAGGCTCTCAAATTTCGCAAACTCCGTGACAAGAGAATGGGCACTGAAGTTTATGGAGACGATGCCACGATTGAGGACTACTTTGGTTCAGCTTACACAAAGAAAGGTAAGGGCAAAGGCACTGTAAAGGGAATGGGCCACAAGACTAGGCGCTTCATCAATATGTATGGTTTTGATCCTGCAGAATACAGCTACATTAAGTTCGTTGACCCTTTAACTGGTCACCAAATTGAGGAGAATGTTTTTGCTGATATTCTAACCATACAGGAACAAATGGGAGATGCGAGGAATGAGGCTATCCGAGCTGACACATTAGAGTCGCAACATGTCTACGCAAAACCAGGAATCCAAGCGTACGTCATCAAGGAAGGTGCTAAGACAGCTCTGAAGGTGGATCTCACACCCCATGTGCCCCTAAAGATGTGTGACAACACCAATGCGATAGCGGGCTTTCCTGATAGAGCATATGAGCTGAGGCAAACGGGACCAGCGAAGGAGATTGATATAAAAGATGTTCCAAAAGATGAAGTGTCACATGAGAGTAAATCCCTTATGAAAGGACCCATGGACTTCAATCCAATTGCCAAGAACATTTGCAGAATCACAAATGATTCTGATGGAATTCCAATCTCAACGTATGGCATTGGCTTTGGTGGGTACATGATTGCTAACCAACACTTTTTCAAACGGAACAATGGACTAATAACTTTCAAAACTCACCATGGAGTCTTCAAAGCACCAAATTCCACAGTTTTGAAAATTTTTCCAATCAAGGGTAGGGATCTTGTTGTTGTTGAGCTACCAAAGGATTTTCCAGTATTCTCGAACAAGATTCACTTCAGAAGTCCAAAGGATAAGGAGCGAGTGTGCATGGTTAGCTCAATATTTCAAGAGAAGAGTGTCACTTCAACGGTATCAGAGAGTAGTCCTATCTTTCCAGTTGCAGAAAGTGGTTTTTACAAACACTGGATTTCGACTGATGATGGTTCATGTGGACTACCGTTGGTTTCGGTAGTAGATGGAAAAATAGTTGGAATCCATAGCCTTGCCAATAACTATGTGAATGAAAACTATTTTACAGCATTCGAACCCCACTTTGAAACTAATGTTCTTCGTTCACCAGAGGCTTTGGAATGGATTAAGCATTGGAAATACAATCCGGAGAACATATCTTGGGGCTATCTGAGCTTGAATGATAGTGCGCCTTCTGGTTTATTTAAGACTACTAAGCTGGTTACAGACTTAGTTGAGGATGAACAGAATAGCGTACGGTGGCAAGGAACTAGCAGAAGATGGATGTTCGATGCTCTCCAAGAAAATCTGCAAGCAGTTGCATACGTTCCAAGCCAGCTTGTGACAAAGCATGTTGTTAAAGGAAAGTGCCATCACTTCGATCAGTTCTTGGCTGAGGATAAGGGAGCAAGAGAATTCTTCAAGCCGAAGATGGATGCATATGGGAAGAGTAACCTCAATAGGGAGGCTTACATCAAGGATATCATGAAGTACTCCAAGCCAATAACTGTTGGAGTGGTTGACTGTCCGATTTTTGAAGAGGCTGTTTGCAGGGTGATTATGTACATGCGTGTGAAGGGTTTCAAGGAGTGCACATTTGTAACAGATGAAGAGTCGATCTTTAATGCTCTGAACATGAAAGCAGCAGTAGGTGCTTTGTATGGTGGGAAGAAGAAAGACTACTTTGAAAAGTTCACACCTGAGCAAAAAGAGCAAATTTTGAGAGACAGCTGTAGGCGTCTATATGAAGGAAAACTCGGTGTTTGGACTGGCTCATTAAAGTCAGAGTTGAGACCCATGGAAAAAGTTCTGGCCAACAAAACAAGAACTTTCACTGCTGCTCCAATTGACACACTGCTGGCTGGGAAGGTTTGTGTGGATGATTTTAATAATCAATTCTACTCGAAGAATATTGAATGCTGCTGGACTGTGGGCATGACCAAGTTTTATGGGGGTTGGAATAAGCTTCTTACAGCTTTACCAGATGGATGGCTCTATTGTGATGCTGATGGTTCTCAATTTGACAGCTCCCTGACACCATACTTGATCAATGCTGTACTTGGTATTCGTCTTGCATTTATGGAGGATTGGGATATTGGTTTTAAAATGCTAGAGAATCTCTACACAGAGATTATTTACACACCAATTTCCACACCGGATGGGACTGTTGTGAAGAAATTCAGAGGGAATAACAGTGGTCAACCTTCCACAGTTGTAGATAATTCATTAATGGTTGTCTTAGCTATGAATTATTGCTTTGTGAAGGAAGGGTATGCGTTTGAGGAGGTTGACAGCATCTGTAGGTTCTTCGTTAATGGTGATGATTTGCTCATCGCTGTTAATCCCACACATGAGAGTTTGCTGGATAGAATGGGCGATCACTTTAGCACTCTAGGTCTCAACTACACCTTCGACTCGAGAACCAAGAATAAAGAGGATCTGTGGTTCATGTCACATTGTGGTATCTCAGTTGAAGGGATGTATATCCCTAAGCTCGAAGAAGAGAGAATCGTTTCCATCCTTCAATGGGATAGAGCAGCTTTACCCGAGCACAGAATGGAAGCTATTTGTGCTGCAATGATTGAGTCTTGGGGTTATCCTGAATTAACACACCAGATAAGGAGATTCTATGCTTGGCTGTTGGAAAAGGAGCCCTTCTCATCTTTGGTTTCAGAAGGCAAAGCACCGTATATTGCAGAAACCGCCCTTAAGCGATTGTACATGAATAATCCATTTGAGGAAAGCGAATTGGATAGATACCTGAAAGCCTTTGCTGATATGGATGATGAATTTGAGTGCTGTACATATGAGGTTTACCATGAGAGTGAAACCCAAGAAAGGTTTAGTGTCAGGCACCAGAGTGGTCCTGGGGATGTGGACACTACAAAAGCCCTCGACGCTGGGAAGAAACCAGCTGCCACACAAAATAAAGACAAGGCAGTAGTCAATGCACCACAAAGTTCCAACCAGATTGGCAAAGAAGCAGATGTTAACGTTGGGACGAAGGGCACTTTCGCAGTTCCAAAGGTCAAATCTATTCATGAGAAGATGTTACTTCCTAAAGCTGGAGGTAAAGTTGTTCTAAATCTGGACCACCTTTTGGAATATGAGCCATCCCAAATTAACATTTCAAATACTCGAGCCACAATGCAACAGTTCAACAAGTGGTATGATGCTGTCAAGACTGAGTATGGTGTAGAAGATGACGGAATGGGAATTCTACTCAATGGTCTGATGGTGTGGTGCATTGAGAATGGAACTTCACCTAATGTTAATGGAGTTTGGGTGATGATGGATGGGGAGGAGCAAGTTGAATATTCTTTGAAACCCATCGTTGAGAATGCCAAGCCTACCCTTCGGCAAATAATGGCACACTTTTCTAATGTAGCTGAGGCCTATATTGAAAAGAGAAATTTGAAGGAACCATACATGCCACGGTATGGATTAGTGCGCAATTTGAGGGATCCGAGTCTAGCTCGCTATGCTTTTGATTTTTATGAGGTTACCTCTAAAACTCCAAATAGAGTTAGAGAAGCCCATATGCAAATGAAAGCGGCGGCCCTTAAAAGCACCCAAACTCGACTTTTCGGTTTGGACGGTGGCGTCGGTACGCAAGAGGAGAACACTGAGAGACACACCACTGAAGATGTGTCCACCGACATGCACACTCTGCTAGGTGTGCGTAACATGTAGTTTCATACTGTAAATCCAGTAGTTTAATTTTATGTTTGTGTGTTTATTTTAAATCAGTATGTAAGCAGCATGTTGTCAGATGTTCTCTGTACTACACCTTTTAATATCTGCATTCAGTATTTACTTTACTTCATGTCATAGTTCATTAGTAGTGAGGTTCGACCTCCAAGTAGGGGCGGGGTGGCTTTCACTTTCCGAGTGAGAGGTGAACTCGTGAACGGCATAGGGTGGCTTGTACATGCATGCGTGTATGAGGTGAACTTATGTCAGTGTGTTTGTTTAATGAACTTGTGACTAGCTTGGGGTGGCTTATGCAGGCATGCCTGCATAGGGTGAACTCAATCTAGTATTGTTGTATTTAGTGGAGTTAATCGGTTCTCGTCTCACTGGGAGTCGGTGACCTACTCTTTCCGAGTGTAGGGTGGCGCAACCTGTGTTATGAGAGAC